GAACCTGAGCTTTTTCTACTGTAGGTTTAGTGTCTGTATAAATGTCTCTACTACTAATGCTGTCCATGTGTTCATTATCGACACCATCAATAATTGCTTGCTGTAATGCAGATAATCCCATTAGTTGCCCCTTGCTTTAATGAACGCCTCTTTCTGTACCATTGACAACTTATTCCACTGCTCTTTTGACACACCTTCCTTTTCATTGGAATTTAATGTTCCATAAGCCATTGTTCCTTCTAATGAGCTTAGATAGGCGCTTTGCTCTGGCGTAAACATAGGTTTGTTTTTCAATTCACGCATCTTAGTGTAATACTCAGGAAGAGTAAGTTGTTGCGACATAAATTGACTAGCAATGTTTGAACGCTCTATTTGTCTTCTTGCTGTTTCTTCAAGACTTGCTTGTAGGATTTGTCTCGCTTTAATGTTCATAGACGCAGCACCCGATGTTTCTAGTAGAACCTCAAAGTCCTTCTCAGTCATTACACCTTCACCTGCTTGTCTTAATCCTTTAGCAACCTTATTTAGGAGTCCATTGTATGCGTCCATAGCAGGAGAAAAGCCCGTTGGAATAAATCCACGTCCAATATCAGGCACTTCCTGTAGAACAGGGTTGTCGCCTAGCTTTCTTAACATTGCTAAATCTCTCAATGAGTTATCCGCTGAGTAACCACCTTGTATTTGAGTTTTTGCATCCGCAATTCCTGCCTTAATGAACTCCATGTTAGTTTTGTCACCCATGTTGATATTAACACCACCGCCACTAATAACACCTGCTGCTTTCATCGCAGCAAACTTTTCAGGGTCTGATGTATATAAATCAATCTTCTCTTGTAATGCTGACACCGGTTTGAACGCTAAACTGTAAGCAGTCTTGCCATCCATAACGCCACTCTTTACCAACTCTGCTAAATCTGTTCTACCCATCTTTATCAATGCTTCTGCTGTAGCATTTCCCTTCTTCCTAGAACGAATAGATTTAATCTTATTTTCCATTGACGCAGCAATACTAGCATCGGGATTAAGTCTCATTGAGTTAAGAGCAATAGTAATACGAGCCATACGCTCTTCGTCACCAAAGAAGTCACCTGCTTTATCGAAAACGCCCGGCTCTTCTGTCGGTGTTTGCTGTTCTGTAATTTGTTGCTGAGGAACATTTACGTGTGGATTACCACCAATTGTCATGGCAGGGTCTGTCATCAGACTTGGGTCTTGATTGTTAAAACCTAGTAAATCTAACTTATCATCTTCCATGTTGAATAATCCTGACAGACTATTGCTAATATTATTTATCAAACTCATTTAAGTCTCCTAAAACCTAATTGTTAGAACAAAGACTGTAAGCCTTCTCTAATTTTTTTACGCCAATCTTCCTTTTCATCATCCATGCCCATATCTTGCTCTGCAAGCATTCTGTTTTGAGTAGAGAACATATCTGTGCCGTAATCTTGTGTTGCATTGTACATATCAAGTAAGCCCGGATTTGTATCCGATGGAGCGAATAGTTTACCCATAGCCTGTGTGTCAGCAGACATCATGCCTTCACCTGCTACATTAGTATCTTTAACGATAGGTCTTATCTGAGGCTTCTGCAACGAAGCTTGACCCATACCTAAGTTAGGCTGTGTCTGTTGAGGTTGCATAAAAGACTGAAAGATAGAGTTAAACTCATCATCTGACAAGCCACCCTTCGCTTGAGCGCCTTGTAATATTTGTTGTAGGTAGCTCACATCATACTTCCTGCAAGAGTCAGATAATCAAATAGACCCGGGTCTTTAGTATTCGTTTGTGTTTGACCTGATTGAGTAACACCTAGTGCTTGATTTAAGTAACCTAGTCCTGTAGCAGGTGCGCCTGTCATGCCACCGAATTGACCTTTAGCAGCATCAATAAGAGCTTGTTGTAATGCTTGTTGTTGCGTGCCTTGTCTCGATAAGTTATTAGTAACTTCCTGACCCATGCCGAAGCCTAGGTTAGATAAACTACCCAACTGACCTGCTGCTCCCTGTCTATTCTGAGAGCCTTGTAAACCTGCTGATTGATTAGCTAATGCTGCTTGCATTTGATTCGATATATCAAATTGGTTAGCTCTTTGGTTAGCTTGGTAAGCCTCGAAGTTCTTAGTTGCATCATACTGACTTGCTGATTGGTTTGCTAAATCAGCTTGCATTCCTGTGCCAATATCAAATTGAGATGCCTGTTGGTTTGCTAGTCCTGCTTGCATTCTGTTTGCTATATCACCCTGTGCGAGTGATGTTGCCCTATCAAATCCACCTTGTCTAAGACCTGCTGATGATTGAGCAAGTTGAGACACTACATCTCTACCCATCTCACCCATAGCAATACCATGACGAGAACCACCAAATGCTTTACCTGCTTGAGCTTGTGCGCCCAACATATCTAAACCTTGGTTAGCGCCTCTAAGAATATCAGCTTCATTTGCATCAATTACTTGTTGCGTATAAGGATTCATATAGGCATTCAAATCTGTCGATGCTACTTGACCTGCCTGTACTGTAGAGCTTTGACCGGTAGGAGTTACCATAGGACTTGTTCCACCATAACCTATGGTAGCACTGTTACCGATGTTTCCAACCATGTGAGGCTGATACCCTAGCTCACCGGTTGTTGCGGATATAGCGTTATTTATTCCCGTTGCTGCGGTTTGGTTAATATTTGAACCAATTGGTGGCTGTAATGCGGGCATTGGTTGTGCTGCGGGCATTGGCTGTAATGCGGGCATTGGTTGATTTATCTGTCCGGGATTCATTTGCATTAGTTGCCTTTGCCCGGGTGGGTTGCCCTGTTGTATTTGATTATTTCCTGCTCCTGCCATAATCTACCCCTGATTCCTTGGTCCATACAGAGCATCGTACTGAGCTTGCTGTTGTGGATTCCTAGATGCTAGTTCTGCTTTTGCTTGTTCAAATAGTGGTGCTGATGAGTAACCTTTCATTCCACCGGCAAAAGTTTGAGCCTGTGGCATGCCTTCAAATGCTTGCATTCCTTGTGGAGCTAGACCAAATGCTTGTGCTGCTCCGATGTTAGATTGTGCTGCTGCTGTCTGCGTAGGATTGAAAGCTGCGACATCAGGACCGTAATAAGGCTGATAGCCGATTCTTTGAACATCCTCTGCTCTTGCTAAGTTCCTGACTGAAGGCTCTTTTAGCCAATCAGGTATCTCTGTCTTTTGTGTTGTGCTTCCGCCTTTTCCACCGCTCATCTTAAAACTCCTTTCCTAATGTTACAAGTTGTTCTTTCCAACCAAATTCTTTTAATGCTTTTTTCCATCCCGGTCTACCTGCTAGACTCATTCCGACACAGCCTTGGGCTTTACCCCATTTTACCGCATCTTCGTGCATGTCAGTAATTTGCTCAAGTTTCCCACCTGCCAAGAAGACGTGTAGCACTTTCTTGTTAGGATACACGACTATCTCAGTTACTGCACACCCTTTTGGACCTGACCAAAGTTGCATATTGCCACTGATAACACCATCAACTATGTGAATAAAGCTATGAGTGTTTCCACCTTTATCTAAAGCAGACTCAATCCACTCTCTACATCTAATTAACTCTTCATGTGTACTCATGGGTCAAGTTTAATCTTAACCCATTGCCCGTTCTTAGATACCACAGGACACTCATTAACCGCATCCCACATTAAAATACCATCCTCTGATGCTGATTGCGTACTATCCTTGTATCTTAATTTATCTCTAGTTCTCATCAGAAATGAGTTCATTCTTTCACCCCAATTCTTCCAATCTGCTCCTAATGGAGGTGGTGGAGTTGGTATCATCGTTTTCCACCTGCACGAGCTTCAATCCTCATAGTACCTGCACGCCAACAAGCAAGACCATCGCCTTCAACTCTCATTCTAATTTGTCGTCCTGTAAACCGAACATCTGTAGGATTTGTTAATACATACGGACCATGTGATGATTCAGCTGCATTAGGGTAATTCCTTGTCTTGAATGTTATGCTAACTTCGCCTTGTACTCTCTCGTCAGGTATAAGGCTAGTTACTTTCATTAGAGTATCGCCATTTCCTAAGCTGATAGGACCTGTCTCAGCAAACGGTGATAAAGTACCATGCTGAAAACCGGACTCTTGATTGTATAAGTCTGCATCTGCGTCAGCCCAAATAGGGGTATCAAATGTACCTCTATCAATTCCGGCAGTTCTCTCTAGTTTGCCTACGTTCCAATGACCTTCTTTATAGTCATAAGATACGTATGTATCATTCTCTGTAGCTCCGTCCGATGGATAAAACCACCATATCTCACCAAATTGAGAGTTATGTACTGCAAATGCTTTACTAATTTGATTTCGGTTTATATCACAGAAGATGTAATCAATAACATCACACTTTACCTCTTTAGCTACTGAGCCATCGAACATAAAGAAGCCTTTAGCGCCCATCCAAAAAGCACCCTCATCAATTGCTACTGCTGATTTACGGGAGATAATGCCACAAGCTGTACCGACACGCTCAAAACCATATACAAACGGTGGTCCTGAGTAAGAAGCAATATGAGCATCAGTATCTGTCAGGATAAGAGTTCTACCTCTCATTCGTAACCCGCACATAATCTGCCCGGTTGTCTGTAATTCAAAGTCACCTGCCTCATTTGTGGCTAACGGTGTCCAAGTTGTATTGTCTTCTCTGTCACACCAAGCTACCATTCGTGGATTGCTGTTTGCTCCTAAAGCAAAAACAAAACGCTCTTCTGTTACTACTATTCCTTTATTGCCGGTTGGAGCGCCTGATAACGCTGTTGGCAGGGTTGCTATATTTAGCGTCCACTCGTATATCTTTCCGTCTTTAGACGAACAAGCAAGTAAATTCTCACCCCAATTGTCTATTGACCAAGTAGTAGCCTCTTGATATACGCCTGATGATGCTCTAGCAATACCGTAGTTATCAGTACCGTAGAAATCTCCGCCATAAGATAAGTTCACTGTTGCATCTTCATGTCCAACTGATAGACCCGTAGGTGTAATATCAGCCACTGTTCCTGACTCATTAATATAATGAAGTTTTGCGTGCGTTGCAATTGCAAGGTTAGAACTTGATGTGTTATCAATCCAAGCTAACATCCCTCTTGGAGCTGATGTTGAGGCTGTAGCAACTCTCTCACTCCAACCACCCACCGGTCTCATTGAGCCATCATGCCATCTTACTAAGTTAGCATCTCTCCATCTATTAGATGATTCGAAGTCTGTACCGTTTCTATAGATGCCCGGTTGTAAAGCTAGTGGTATTAAACTCATGCTGCTATTGTACTCCAACTGTCTGATTTTTCAGGTATTTCTGTCCAAGTGTCTGTGCTTTCAGCAACAAAACTCCAACTATCTACACTCTCTTGTTCTGCTTCCCACTTCTCTCTTCCGTTAGCTATTAGTGAAGATGTTGTGATAATAGAGCCACCTGTAAATTGCACCCTATTTCCAATGGCATTTATTGTTGCCAAAGAGCTTACTAATGCCCTACCTGATGCTATATATTGAGCAGAGCCAATGAATGCACTATCTGCTGTTATATTACTGTCACTACCCCTTATTCTTTCACATTTGCCTGTGGAGCTTGCTGAAGAGGATGATATAGCGCTAACTAATCTAACCCTATTAAAGTTAATATCCACCGAAGATGTCGAAACAACCTCTGAAGCAGTATTTCTCTTCCTAATAAATAGAGTTGCAATTACTGTGTCACCCATAGACACAGCGTCACTTTCTCTAACTCTTTGCGCCTCACTAGAGGTTGTAGTATTAGATGAGGCTTGGGCAGAATCTTCTCTTACTCGCTGACCTTCTATTGATGATGAACAGCTAGATGTTACTGTTGCTGATGAAGACTTAACATATCCTGCTTTAGAGGATGATGAAGAGTCTCCAACAATAGTGAAACTTGTTTCACGAACTCTCTCAAAGACTGAATCTGTTGACGATTGTGAGTACAAAATAAGCGATGTTTCACGCTTACGAATATACAATACAGCAACAACTGAATCGCCAAGGGTTAAAGAGTCAGACTCTCGTACTCTCTGAGCATTTATATCAGAAGAGCTACTAGATGTTAATGACGCAGAAGACTCTACAATTCTAATTCTAACGCTGTCACAAGTTACTGAACTTGTAGACGTTATTGTAGAAGTGCCGTCCTCTAAGTCGGCAGTGGAATACTTACCTCTGTTATATTTCCACTGATTGTATAACACTTTAGTTCAGGGTAATATCTAGGTCTGCTGAAGGAATACGGAATACATCGCCTGAATCAATCTGTTTCGAAGCAGTCAATGTAGCGTATGCCATTAAGTTACCTGATGAAGATGCGTCAAACACACCTACATGAGTTACTGTACCCCAATTCGCTGATGCCGTTGGAAATTCAACTGCTGCACTGTTTGATGTAGTGTTGCCCGATGTAGTAAATGCTACTGATTTACGAACGTAAGCTCCACCTGATACTTCAGTACCGCCACCTGTTTCACCCGGGGCTGCTGTGTATAAAGCCACATACAAAGTGCCAGGAGCTGTGTAAGCTGAACCTGCAAATACGTGGTCTAAGATTTCTGTTTCTAAAAAGTTTGTAAATGACATTATCCTTGTCCTCTTATTTTAAGTTTTAAGCCCGAGCCACTAAATCTAGCACGCTCAGACGTTTCGTTTAATCGTGCAACGGAAGCTGAATACATCTGCGCCCATACTCCGATTCTCTCGTCTTCTGCCAGATACGGTGCTGAATGCAATAGCGTACCATAAAGGTATACATCAGGTGCTTCTGACAAAAGCCAATTAGTTGTGCTACTTGAACTAAGAGCTGTTGTCTTAGCGTAGTAAAGCAATTCTGTGTTTGTTTCAGCAGATGGTGTTGGGTAGAACTGAAATTGACCGTCTGCGTGAGTGTAATGTGTTGCTGTTCCTGAGGCATCATTATTAGACGCTCTCTTGTCTGCCATAGCTGACCTAGAGATTAAATCAAGAGGTGATGTTCCGTTGTCTGTGACGTGGAATCTAATAGTCTCCATCCAATCAGTAGGTATCTGTGAATATTCATCTCCACCTGACTGTTGACCACTAGCGCGTTTCTCCATCTTCCAATGACGAATGTCTCTGTTAATCTGAGCTTCAGCTAATGCAATGAAGTTATCAATAGCCGATGATAAGTCATCTCTATTAAGAAAGTCCGCTACTGCGGATTTAAGAGTTGCGTACGTGTTTATAGCCATAATTTCATTATATCCCTATTTGATTGAGGTTGGAGGGTTATTGTTGTACTTGAGTATATGGTCAACATAATCTGCTTCGCTACCTGTCCAATTATCTTGTTTACGCCAACGATTTATCTGCTTTTGTGACGGAGTATTACTATTAAATTTTTGGTATCTGTTCTTATAAGCAGACTTCATGCCTTTCTTTATAATTGCATCAGTGAAATGCTCTAATGAGTCTTTTCCGCCTTCGTGCTTAGTGATAGCCCTAATCATCTTGTACATATTCTCATCAGACAATTTGGTTGTAGCAGATATACCGACATCTCTAGCCACGTCCTTGATGTATGACTTAGTATCGTTCTCTTTGCCGTTTGGAGCGTACTTATTAAGAATCTTAGTGATTGTATCAAGTCCACGCTTACGCTTGTTTGTTAGGTCTCTAGTCAATGCTCTGATGCCGTTCTCAGGCTTATCAAATACAACAAAGCTACCTTCGGCTACAGTTCCACCTGACTCTGTACCTGTCATGCCGTTCCACTTAATGCCAAAGTCTTTAATGTTGCCCGGATTGTTACTACGAACATTACGTACTACTTTAGGTTTTTTAACGCCATCAAGAACGCCATTCATAGGAATTTCCTCTTCAGCTTGTGATTCTGCACCACCTGCTAATAGACCACCTGTAGGTATAGCAACCGCTGCCTTATTAGGCTTGGCTACTGATGTAGCTCCATACATTGATTGACCCTTATTAACATTGGCTTTTAATCCAGAAGTTATGTCTATGTAGTTAATTTCTGTCGGGTTTGGAACTTTATCACCGCCATATTTCGTTGAAAAATCAGTAAATTCAATCTTTGTCTTGCCTGTATTAGACTGATTCTGTTTAGCAAACTTCTTAGCAAAGCCCGGGAGTTTCTTATCGTACATATTTTCGTACAACTCTCTGTATCTTTCTGAGTATAAGCCTACTTGCTGTTGTGAGTTAGTCCAAGCAACTCTATCGTAGTCACCTTCTGAAGCAATCTTCATAGCACGCTTAAATGCCATCTCCTGCCACTTAGCATCTTTAAGAGGGGCATCAGGAACAACACCACTTAGTTTTTCTTTTTCTTTTGCAATCTCTTTAATTCTGTCTTTAATTTCTAGTTGTCTTTTTCTTTCAAAATTATCATCAAGCATTCTTGTAGAATACTCACGATTCAGTTTATCTGTCTCTGTTCCCAACTTCATAATCTTGCGTTCATTCTCTTTGGTTGAATAACCACCCTTTCGTCCTGACTGATGCCAATCAGATTGTAGCTCTTCAATGAACAATACTTTGTTGCCATCTATGTCAGTTCTATCGGATACACGCAAATGTCCTACTACGTTGTCTTCATCAAAATGTCCGCCTCTATAATCTTCACCACTTAAAGACTTAGATGTTATAGGAATCTCTCTGTAAGTATTTACATCAAGACCTTTTTGTGTAAAGTCAGAGTATTTAGTCTGTGAATCAGTGCCGTATCCTATGTCATTATCATAAGCATATTCTCTAATTTGTACGTTAGCCTCATTGATACTATAAACAGGTTGACCGCCATTAAGATAGTCTCCATCAGGGTCTCGGATTGTTATCCCTATGTCTTCATTACCTGTTGCAGTAAAGTTGTGTCCATCAGTACCTGTGTTCCACTCATAAAAAGGATTCTCTGCATAATCTGCCTCAGCAATGTCATACGTAATGTCATCTATATCAAAATCTAAGTCATCTATATCACCGTCATCTATCTTTTTACCAATCTGACCTGCCCAATCGTCTACGTAACCATCAGTAGTTCCTCTTTTGTTCTGAAGTTCAATCAAATCTTGTTCGAAGCTTTTTTCTAGTTTTTTTAGAGATTGTTCTTTTGAATAATATGAGGAGTCTTCGACCGATAGGTTGTTATCATTAATATATTTATTAACATTTTCAACCATATTTGCTGAATCCTCATTAAGTACACGGTCTAGTTCATATTGCTTAATCTTTGCCTCGTCAATACGCATATCAATCGTTTTAGGGTACTTCTCTGGGTCAGATTTATGTAGATGTTCAAACAACCTATTCATCTCAAATTCGTCACTAGAGTTCAATTCATACTTTATGTCTTCAGCACGAGAATAGATATAATCAGTATCATCAAGAACAGTCACATTTCCACCGTCTGCTCCTTCATACCAAGCAGGGTCATCTAATTGAGTTTCATTTAGTTGGTCTCCTCCTGCATCTGAACTTCCCAGATGTTGTGTCTCGTCTAGCTGAGTCTTGTTTTTACTGATGTGATTAAGAAGACCCGTCTTAGTTACACGCTCATCCTTTGTTTTAGCATTCGATAAGTAGTCAAGAATGCCTGTCTCTTTCATCTCATCTACAGTTACACCGTTCTTTTGCATGAACTGTCTAATGTGGTCAGGATGATTAGTCTCTTGCTTTAATTTGTTTACTACGTTCTCTGCCTCTGAATAGAAACCTAGTTCATCAATCTGTGTTCTTGCATCAACACCGGGCTTAACCATGCTCTTTCTAAGCGTCTGTTCGGTCTCAACACCGGGTATCTTACCTGCCATAGTCTCTGCTTTATTTGCAATATCGCCTAACTCTTCTAGTATCGTAGCCTTTAGATTTGGGTTGTTCTTGATGGCTTGATAACCTACGATAGCAGCATCAAATGGCGCACCTAATAATCCTTCCTCTAAGAAGTTTTTACCGTATGTTTTTAATTTCTCTAATGAACTAGACTCATCATTAGTGTCTGCCATTAAGTATTCAGTGAATGCGTTACGGTATTCTGTATCCTGAATCATTGTTGATAAGTTGCCCTCTGTAGGGTCTGTAGTAGCTGTACCACCAAATATAGCACCTACATACTTCACAAGGTTAGGAGCTTGACCTAATAGCTTTACTCCTGCTGTTGCTCCGCCTAAGTATGAACCTGCAACCTCTACACCTTCACCAAGCATAGGGTAGTTATAGTTAGGTTTGCTAGGGGTTAGTATCTCTCCGTCATTCTCATCAAAATACTCTTCCCCTAAAGCTACATTACCTACAGTCTTTCCAAGTTTTACTGCATTTCCAACACCCCGTGAATAAGCACCGGGTATAGCACTTAAAACATCTTCAGTGCCTCTATTCAATACATTGTTAGCTAGAACCTCATCGCCACGCTTCATAGTTTCCCAAGCATCTGATGCTGAATCTTTTATATTGCCGTAAATGTCTGTAGCAAGTGGACCTAGAACATCTCCAACTGTATCGATAGCATCTGAACCAAACTGTTTAGCCGTATCTATACCTTGATTGATATTGAAGTCAGTCTCTGCGCCCTCATTCCAAAACTTAGTGGCATTAGGGTTAGGTGTAAATGTAGGCTTAACTTCAGGCTCAGGAATAACATTAGGTGTAGTTCCGTTTAATGCGTTCATTTCTGTCATTGGGTCGTAACCAAGTCTGCTGATATTAGCTTCTTTAGCTGAACTATCCCATTGGAATCTGTTTGCTTTGTCTAGTGCTTGGTCAACGCCTTGCTCATAAGCATTAGCATCAGGAATGATATTGCCAAATGAGTCTCTGTCTGAAAGGTTCATAGTTGAGCGATGCTCTTCTAATATGTCACTCATACCGAAAGAACCCATAGCCTTCTCAAACTGAATGTCAGTTAGTGCCTTGCCTTCTTTCTTAAACATTGCCATCATTTCCATTGCTTTAGATGGGTCTACGTTTGGTGTTAGGTCTTTGAATGTTCCTGTATCTCTCTGTGCTATTCTCTCACCGCCTTGGTAACTACTCATAAGGTTACGAGCATCATCAAAGTTAGTTTGTTCAGGTAGCCATGGTGCGATACTGCCTCTATTATCTTGCGCTACTGACTCTAGTGACGAAGGTGTAGGTGCTTGCTGTCTACTCCAAGTCTGATGGTCGCCTAATGAGCCGTAAGCTCCTTCAGGTATTTGTTGACCTTGACCTTGTGAATAAGACTGACCTATTGGACCTAAGTATTCTGTTGGTTCAGGTGTTGGTATGTTGAATGATGATGCCTTTCTATGACCTTCAATAAGAGGTGTTCTTGGGTCTGCTTGGTAAACATTGCCTTGACCATCATATCTAGTCTCTCTACTTGATGGAGCATGAATAGCATTGAATCTGTCGTGTTCTTCTTGTGGAACTCTATTAACGCCCGGTTGATTCATTAAGTCAGGAGTAGGTTGTGGCTTTGGAGCTACATTCTGTGGCGTAAACTGCTCACCACTGTAGTAATTGTCTCCATAGTTAAGCAATGAAGGTTCTTC